GTATCTAACGACTGCTGTTTCTGCAGCAGTACCTTTTTGTTTAGACTTACTCATCTACTAACCACTCATCTGGGTCATCTATACCTGGTTGACTTACTGTCAATGGTTCTACTGGCATGACTGTCATTATCTTGCTTCCTCTAAGTCTGCTATAAACATATAGCCTGGATTGAATTGTAACCATACTGGCGATTTGCCACTGGCATCTGCCTTACCATACCTGTTTTTTACTGCAGCCACACCTAACAAACCAGTAGAGTTCTGACCTACGGTCAGGATCAAAGCTGGTAACTGTGCTACCTTACCTTGCAGTGAACTACGTGGCTGGCACGGTTCACCAGCATAACCTTCTTGAGTATGGTGGAGTACAAGGATAGCAGCATTAGTATCACGAGCAAGATACTTAAGTTCCTTTAATGCACTACGCATATTACTGAACTCTTCTCCACCATCCATGCTTATGTCCATCAAGTTATCTATAACAATTAAAGCTGGTGATTCACCAAGTAGTTCTTCTACTGCAGTGCACTCATCATCTATATCTGAAAGACTTGGACTGCTATCGAAACTCCAATAAATATGGCTAGCCAAAGCAAGCTTGTCGCGAGAACCCACAGGGTCTTCGGATATAATTTTTTCTGCTTCATGTTGTGATACTCCTGTGATCATAGAATATAAACGCATAGCCATAGTATGTGCATTGGTATCTGCTGATAAGTAAAGTGTTGGTGCTTGCATACGCAACGCTAATGCTAGGGCTAATGTTGATTTACCGGCACCAGGGGTGCCAGCAATCATACTTACTTCTGCTCGTCTTAGTATTATCTGATTGTTCTCAAACGTACGGAACACAGTAGGCATAGGTTCTCCACCTATGTCAGGTCTACCTACAGATCTAGATAGGGTTTTCACTTTCTTGTTCCTCTCGATATTGTTTAACAGCATTGATAGTATACGATATGTCGTCACTATCAAAACCAATATCGTCCATTAATGTATTCCACATATCATCATCAATTTTTTCTTCAGTCCATTCTTCTGCATCTGCACGACTGAACCAACTAATAACAAGATCTTCTTCTGGATCATAGTCTTTCATGTATTTAAATATGTCTTTGACTTTCATATCTCTCCTTGAATATAGGACAGTCCCCCACCACGACAGAATATGGTGAGGGACTGCGTCCACTATAGCTTCCCTTCTATAAGGGGACTATCTAGTAACTTGCGCTACTAGAATGTTTGCCACTCTGCTTCATTGGCTTTAAGATACACAGCCTTGCACTGATCAGGTGTACCCTTTGGTGTTGGACACATGAACGCTTTGTAAGGACCATAAGGACCTTCACCTGTACGCTTAGTCATAACACCATGAGCACACTGACGTACTGCTGTACCACCTGTAGCAACTGGTGCTACACCTATCGGTGGTACTGGAGCAAACGTGCTAGGTGCAGGAATAATAGTTTCCTGGATTACAGTAGCACCAAGTGATTCCACTACTGTCTGAACAACATCAGGTTCGGTAGACAAAACAAAATCCTCATAAGATTCTACTGCCAAACCAAAACCTAAGTTGTATGCTTCAGTTACTTTATTGATGAACTCTTCAGGAGTATCACCACGTAGAGTAACCAAGCTACCACGCTTAGTCTTTACTGTTACTGTTACATTCTTTTCCATATTGTTTATCCTTACTGTTTCCATTTACAATCTTTAACTAAACCACACATGACACAGTGATTCAAGTTAGGCAAAAAGATTTCCTGCCTGCGTGCTGTGTCAAACTTAGTAACCATATCAGCAATGCTATCAACCGTATACTTATCTAGGTTAATCATCTCACCAATACCACCATCTCTAGCCATCCAGTATGCACCATACTGTGGACGTATACCAAGTACGGACTCCATACCTGCAGCATAGAACCCTAACTGTAGATCAGAGCTAGGTGTACGGCTACCAGTTTTAATATCTAATACAACAAGTTCACCATCAGGTGTAATCATAACACGATCAAGGTGCATCTGCACGGGTACATCATTCCATATAGGAGTGATACCTAGTTCAATAGCAGGTACACCAGGGGTTACTTCCCAGATTTTCCAGGCTGCATTTTTACGCCAGTTAATCCACGAGTCAACCATAGTACTACCGTTGACTGTCCACCAATCCCCATCTTCTTTGTTAGGGTTGGCTTTACTTACTCGTCCTGCTGCTTTCCACTCAGACTTGGCTACATTTTTCTTTTTTAATTGTTCTTCTTGTAACCTAGTCCAAGCTTCATCCCAATACTTATTCACTCCACGTCTCCTTATCGTACGCTTCAGTAGCTTCATGCACTGCTGAACCACCAACAAGATACCAAGTTGGTCTCTCTTCTACCTTTACGATACGGCTTAGGTAATACTTCCACCCACAATCCAGATAGGTTGTGAGTGACGAGTAAGATACATGGGCTGGTAAATCGTAGCCATTAATTTTAATGCTCACTGCCATACTTCCTTTCATAGTAGTATTCCATGGCAAGATCTTCCGCATCGTTTTCAACGATAGCTTCTAATTCTTTGGTGCAATTATAGCACAGATCTAATTCCGTTTGGAATAATTCTTCTTTGTCTTTTATATTACAGCAGCTATCTGACATAATTAATATTCGCCATTGGGTTATCGAATTTAATATTATTAATTTTACGTATCTTTTTACGTTGCTCTTCAGTAGTACCACCCCAGAAACCATACAGTTCATGATGTAATGCATATGTTAAACAAGGGTTCTTGAATGGACAAGAGTCACACAGCATCATTGCAGTAGTAAAATCTTTTTGTTGCTTAATCTTGCGTGACCCTTCCCCTTCCCAATCTTGGTAGTAAAAATCTTCTACATCAGCGTCAGCACACGCCTGTGTGCCATCAAAGTTTGGATAGTTTACTTTCATCTTTTATTTCCATTCCATATGTTTCATAATACATATACTGATTTGTTACATCCATATCATCAACAATAAATTGATCATAAATTTTTACTGCTTGTTCCTGTGTATCTGCTTCAACAACATCTTCGAACTGTGTAGTTCTATAAGCTACAAATAAATACTTAGCCATTTGTTTTATCTTTATTAAAATCAAAAGCAAATAAACTTTCATTAACTTCTGTAAACAATTGTGACAACTCATCTTCAGTTAACATAACAGAAAGATAATCCCCGATGTACAAAACAAAAGGGTAATCATCTGATTCTTTTTCACGATTTCTAATTGTAATCTTACAATCTTTATCTGATCTTGTAATCCAACTTAACATTTATACTCCTAATAGTTGTAGTGCACGATGCTTAATAGTAGTATCAGTACCGAGTAACGCACGTTCTGCTTGCTTATTCTTATTATTACCAAAGTGATCAACGGTTTCAACGATAGCTTGGAATGCACCAAACTTAGTACCAGATAAGTTATGTTGCGTGTCAGTCTCATTAGTCCACACACTGTAAGCACTAGTACGCTTACGCATAGCAGCAGTCTTAGCCCGCTTTTCACCAGCACTAAGCAACTCATCAGACACATACTCAATCTTTGCTGGCAATGGGAACAAAGCCTTAGCAAAAGAAACAAACTCAGTATTGTCGAAGCGTAATGAACTTAGTACATTCGACATGTCAACATACGCAGCCATGTCCTGACGTACCAGATTCAAAGCCAAACGAATATCGTTAGCATTCAACTGATAGTTTTCTGTATGACGAATAGAATAATATTGATTATTCTTTTTACCATGTAGCATAGTTAGATTGATACCATTAGTACAAGCCAAGCGTTGCATAATAGGTGTCATTTGAAATGGTGTACTGCCATCATGTGAACTGCGAGCAACGATGTAACCTGTGTGTTCATCGTTACCAACACTGACATCTTCAGGTAGTTCAAGCACAGTCCATACAACTTTGCCACCACCTAGTTCACCAGCAGCAGCATACCTAGCTTCGCCAGTACCAACCACATCATCAAGACAACTGAAGATCTCAGCATTCTGAATGACTTGGTATCTACTACCTACTACAGCAAGCACTGACTG